TCCCGTTATAGCTGCTGATACTGCCTCCTCAGTTACAATTACAAACTTCAACCAGATTGATCCTGGCAACGAAGTTTATGTAGAGATTGACGGTCAGTATAACCGTATTCGTCCGTATCCTCGCGTTGACGCTTGGGATGAGGAAGTTACACAGAAGCCTGCTGATTTGGTTACTTCTAAAGTACCTCAAGATTTTCTAAGAGAAGGTGTTGCGCGTTACTACTACAAGCCGCCGACATTAGCTTTTGCTACTGATTCACCGCAAATGCCACACGAATTCCACCAGTTGATTGTGTATAAAGTTCTTGAGACACTTTATTCTAAGTCTGGTCAAGATGCGAAGTCCGACATGTACCGCAGACGTTATGAATCTGAAATGAAACAGCTAAAGAAACGTTACGCAGACCACATCGATTCTATGGTTCAGCGTGGTCAGTTCCAACTTGGAGGCAACCGTTGGTTTGTCTATGATTATGCTTCACTAAAGACCGGAGGTTAATTCATGGCTATTAAAGGCACAAAAGTATTCCAGCTTAAAGGTGCTGGTGCTATTGACCAGCGCTGGAAAGAAACTTCTGGTATTGCTGAGAGCATTAAAAACTTTCGTATCGATCCAACTGGTGACGGTTGGCTTGCTGATAGAGGTATTGAGCCTTGGCGTGACTTTGCTGGTGCTGGGATTCTGCTAACTGAGACTTCTCCGTATCTCACGGCTAAGTTCGATTCAGCTTTTGTTTGGACTAAACAAAGCACAGGTCAGGTGTATCACTTCTTTGAGCAAGCCGGCGAGCTTTATTATCTTTGGGGAAACAATGGATCTCCAGTAGCAGCCGCTAACTATTGGCGAGACAAAATCACAATTGATACCGGGCGTCGGATTCGCAAGGTAGGTGAGGCTGGAACGCAGTACATTCCCTACGGTAATCGTCTTTTAATTATCAACGGCTTCGATAAGCCGATTTGGTTTTATGGCGACGATAGAATCAGAGACTTTAGCTTCACGCTTCCAACACCGGAAATGGAGCTTTTTGGAATACAGGTAGAATACGATGGAGCCAATGCTATCAGAGGAGCTAATACACACGATCCAACATTTACAAATGCCATCCCAGGTTTGGGCGATGATGATACTACTGATACTTCTTTTTTCAAGTACCGAATGACATTTGTTACAGATACAGGATCTGAATCGCCTTTAGGACCACCGCAGTCAGTTTCTTGGACTAACCAAGCTGGCTTTACAGAGCGCCACGGTGTTTTTATCAACGAGCTTCCTGTTGGAAAACGAAACGGTGTTGTTGCTCGTCGTATTTATCGCACAAAGAACATGAGACTTCCTCAGAATGCTGATGCGCGTGATGAGCTATACTATCTCGTAAAACAAATCAACGACAACAGTAGTACAGAATACATAGACATTATTCCTGATTCAGCGCTAATTGAAGAAGCTCCTTCTCAAACAGCTTCAAGTATTATTTCAACGTCTTATGCTTATGGCGAAACTTGGAACAACAGACTTTGGTTGGCTGGCGGAACATTAAGACCAACAACTATTATTTACAGCGATAAAGGTCTTCCAGAGCAGTTTGGTTCTTTCTCTTACTTTGATGTAGGTTCTACGTCTGGTGGTCACATTACGCAGTTGTATTCTTACTACAACAACTTGCTTGTATTCCGCGAATCTTCTATAGACATTATCCGCGAAGCAAACAACATCACTACTATTTCTCAGTTAACGCCCGACATTGGAACAACTGCTTCAAATACTATTGCTTTGGTTCCTGGGATTGGCGTAGTGTTCTTAAACAAAGATGGGCTCTATGCTATTACTGGTGGCTTAGACGGTGGCTCTGCTATTACTGTTAGAAAGATTTCCGATACGATCTCAAAAGAAATCCAAACAATAAACGTTCCAGCTTTGCCTTCTGCAACAGCCGCGTATTCTAAAAAAGAAAAAGAATACTGGTGTCATTATCCTCGCAAGGGAGATCCAATACCATCCAGAGGATTAGTCTTACACCAATACAACGGCACGTTTTCTTTTAGAGGAGCTAACGATCCAACTAACGAATACCTTTGGTACTTCCCGGTTATTACTACAGATCCAACGGGCAACTTTATTTTAGGTACGCAACCAGATTGGAGATTGTTAGGTGCTCCTTCAGATCCAAATACAGTTGGTGCTATCGGCAGATTGGTTGGTGCGCAAGTTTGGTCTGGTGCTCCTTTCTGGGGACAAACACTAACTGTAGCTTCTATTACTGGAGAAGACCAACAGTCAAACTTAACTGGTACCAAAGGTGCTTTACAAGAAAACATTTGGGAATCTAACTGGATTAACTTTGGTTCTGGTGCAATCAAACATCGTGTTTTCCAAGTTGAAGTTGAGATTGTTTCTTATGGAGACAACAGACTATTTTTAGATTGGGGATACGACTATGATGTTACGTGGAATTCAGCTTCTTCCCAGAAAATGGCGAAGTCGGAATTGGTTTACACGACTAATGAAGATCCTGTGTTTGGTCCGGTTGATACAGCAATCACCAAAGCTACCTTTACAATCGGAGATGATTCTTTACGAGGCGGAAGAATAGTTACGCTACGATACGACGTTAGAACTGGTTTAGTAGAAAACTTCCGTTTTAGATTGCGCCAACCTAACGGTTTGCCTTTCCATGTTTTAGGTTGTACGATCAACTACGCTGATGAATCACAGTCGCCTCTAAACCAAAACATTAGACTACAAAAAGGACAACCATACTAATGGCTAAATCATTTATTGAAAGACCGCTAAATCAGTTTGATCAGGTTAAAACAGATAACGTTCGCGTTAACTTAGATAAACACATCTCCACGTTTAACGGCGAGCTTGATGCTAACAACATGCCTGTAGAATCTGTTAGCCCTGCAAAGTTAGATTTAGGACGTGTAAAGCAAGCTGACTTATCTGGCACGATTACTAAATGGTCGTCTTCATTTCCTACGCAAGCTTACTTTCACACAGAAGCAAACAACAAAACTTTCAGCACAAACATTTACACACCTATCTTTAGCGTTGATTTAGATGTAGCTACTTGGTCACAGGGCTTTAACAAATTATCTTTGTTAAATAGCACTTGGCAAGATTTTCCACTTAACTTTGATGCTCGTGAGGGAATGCTTGTTGGTTGTGCAACTGTTGATTGGGAACACGGCACGCAAGTTGTTTCAGATGATGTTGAGCAAGCTTTACGCTCACGAGGAAACGATTGGTGGACTGAATGGGGCGTCTTTGTTAACAACGTTCTTGTTTGTAGGACTGGTAACATTTATCCGCGCAGACATACAACACAGTTGCCCTTTGCTGTTGCTTGTGGCTCACAGAATGTAACAATAGACGTTCGTGTTTTAATAAACAATTGGGATTATGAAGATTCACCTTCGCCACCTGTTGCGACACCGTTTAGATTATTCAGTAGCACAATTTGGTGCAGAAACCACTACAGATAAGGAAAAGTATAAATGCCGATAGTTAAAACAAGTTTGTTGCAAGATGGTGATACACCAGTAGCTGCTACATTAAACCAGCCGTATGATGATGTTGCTACTGCATCTGCAACAATTGATAACACAAACACAAGAGATAACTGGATTACACGATTTCACTTTGCTGGAAATAATGCGTGTAACGATCTATACACTTTTAAGTACCAAGGTACAGCAGACTTTGCTACAAATTCGACTTCTTATACAACAATCAACGTAGCTGGTCTTTCAGAGGCAGTTCTTAACTACGCACCTTCAACAAATGAAATACTTCGCGTAGAATCATCTGGTATAGTTTCAGCTTGTACACCTACAATCTCTTGGGATGTAGCTTTGCCGTTAGCTGATAGAGGTAAACCAAACTATTATGCATTTCAGTTGTTACTAACTTATAACGATGGTGGTCCTTCAGCTACAGTTAGTTTAGGCGAATGGGGCTATTCATTTACTACTGCTTCTTCTGTTAGATACGTCTCTGCCTCCGCTGGTGTTATGAAGAATACTGGTGCTCCTATTAGCTGGCAGACTTTTCAGTTTTCTACAACGCTACGCTATGATGGTGTATCTGGTGTTCGTACTTATGAAAAGATCTCTTTACAAGCAAAGGTTTATGACGCAGCAAACACACTACGTGTTAGTAGAAACAACATAGTTGCAGTGAGGGCAAAACACTAATGGCATACGTTAAACCAAATACCTTTGTTAATGGAACACCATTAACGGCAGACGACCTTAACGGAAACGACGAGGCACTAAAAACTTACGTCAACCAAGAGATCGTACAAGGTGACTTGGACAACAATCACTTTAAAACACAAGACATTCAAGTTGGTGATTATGATCCAATCGTTAATAACTATACATTTGCTACTGGTATTGATACTGGCTTAGCTAACGGTAGAGATCCTATTGATAGATCTTACTTTACGTCCAACATAAAAGCTTCCAGACAAACAGATAATAATCTTTTAGTTTGGCTCACGATGCCTGAGACTGCTCCCCATCTAATTTTAGAACAAGACGCAGAAGTTATTATTACTGTTGGTTCTGCATGGGCTTGTACAGAAAACGACGTAGAGCCGGTTGGCTTTTGGGATAGCGACGTTTATCTAACGTACATCAACGTAAATGATTTGCGCACACTTTCAAACCAAACTTATTCTTATGCTTTTGAAGAAGCAGATCTAACAAACACATCATCAGGTAACAAAAATCCTTTTGGTGGCGCAGGATTGGTTCCAGACGTTGCCGGCGCTGAAGGTCCAGGGGGCGAAACCGTAGCGTTTGCTGTCCGTCGTTGGATTGGTTTTACTGCTCACTTTAGCCTTTCAGCAGGTTCGTATAGGTTTGCTGTTGTAGTCAATCCAAAGGTTCAACGAGGTTTTGCTTCTGCTCGCGTGTTTAAAGCAGAAGTGTTCTATAAATAACAAACTTGACTTTATCTTTATCTACTAGGAGAACAATTAAATGGATCCCGTAACCTTAGCTATTTTAGCAGGCGTAGCAGGCACAGCAGCTTCGAATCTTGGAACGCTTATGCCAAGCGAACTTGCAAAAACAAACAAAAGACGCTTAGAAGAACTTCAAAGACGTGAATCACAGGGCGCTCTTGGTTTAACACAGAAAGAAGAAGCAGCCATTAGAGGTGGCTTGCGTACTGGTGCGGATAGAGCGCGGGAACAAGCTGAAGCACAGCGCAAGGCTCTTCTTGCTGGATCTGGAATGGCTACTGGTGGTCAAGCTCTTCAGCAAGCTGTTATAGGTGAAGAACAGCAACAGCGTGCAGAAACTGCGATTGCTGGTCAAGTTCTTGCTCAGGATCTCGCTGAGGCTCAAAGAGAAGAAGAAGAGATGCGAGCCCTTGAAGCTGCTGTTGAACAACGACGCAGAGAATTAGCTGATGCTTTTGGTGCTGTTGCTGGTGCTGGTCTTGAAGCCGGCGCTACGACGAGCGCACAGCAAGCTATTATCCAAGGACCAAGAGACATTTCAGATGTTCAAGCAAAATCGTTAGGTGCTCAACTTGGTGTTAGTCCAAAAGAGGCGAGAGGCTTTTACGAGCTTGCTTTAGAAAATCCAGAAATGCTTCAGTATTTAATAGCTCTACAAGGATCTTGATAAATGACAATTAGAAATGTTAACGGGCGAAATGTCTACGTTCTAGAGCCCCGCCCTCCTACTGGTAAAACAACTTCAGGAAAAGCTTGGGCTACGCTTTATTCAGATCTACGCTGGCAGATTTGGGAAGAGATTCAAAAGAACGAACTACAGAAAATGAAGTTCGAAGCGCTTACTTACGATACGCAACAGAAAGTTTATATTCAAGCGCAAAAAGACATTCGCAACGCTATTACAGAACTACAACAAGCAAGAACTGATTTATCTACTGGTGGTCTAACTGCTCGCTCTGCTGCTTCATTAGCTGCTAGACAAGCCGATCTGGACTACAAAGTTGCACAGGCTAACGCACAGCGAGCAGCATCATCTCAGCCTACACTAACGTATAAAATTTCGCCAGCAACAGATTTATTTGGTAAACCAGATCCGACCTTGCCTCCTGTAGTATCAACAACTTTATCTGGTCCTGTTACTATGGAATCAGCAAGAGGCATGTTAGGTGGGCTTCCCCCGGAAACCGCTCAATTTGCTGGTGGCATTAGAATTGGCGCACCAGAGGTTGGCGCTGTTCAGGCTGCTCCTGCTGCTGCCCCTGCTGCTGC